ATGTATAGGGTTTTTCCCTCATTGCTGCCCAAGTCGTTGATAAGTCTGCCTGTTGGACTACTTCCACCGTTGGCAGCTTTAAAATTGCCTTTTTCGTAATCTTCCAACGCCTGTTCAATGGTGTACTGACCATCTATAAAGTCAGCAGCCAAGTCTACTCGTGAAATTCTGGCACCAGTGCTTTCAATCCATTCTGAAAGCAGCACCCAATTTTCTATTAAAGCAGTACCCATGCCGGTTAAAGAGAGCATAACACGCCCATTCTGCGAATGACCGCCCCAAGCCAAAACCCCGACCTGTTCAATATTACCGTCATTTTTTTGTATGGCAATTTTTGCAGAATTTGAGAAGCCGAGAAAACCACGGGCTAAGTCTTGAATAACAACACAGTCTAAATCCATCCAAGTGCTGACATGTTTACAAACATTTTGAAGCCATTCAGCACGTGCTTTGATTTTTGAGGCTTCCAGAGCTTCTTCACCTACAAAATCAGGAAAGGGAACTTCAAAAGCAGAGGCAGGATAAGAAACAGTTAAATAATCTATACAGACTTTCGCTTTCGCGGTTAATTCTGTTTTTTTACTGCGAGGGGATAAGTTTCCCCCCGTATTACTATACGGGGACCCGTCATTTTTGAGGCTGTCCTTAAGACCAAGAACAGAAGCGCGAGAAGGTAAAAGCAAATTTTTAGACATAAAAAAACCCTTTTTATTTAAAAGGGGCGATATAATACCGACATGTGTTGAGAGTTCGCCCTGTTAGGTTCTCGACACCGAGCCCAAGCTTCCAACTTGGGCTTTTTTATTGCATGAAGCATTATAGAACGTGTTAACAAATAACAGCAAGCAATATCATTCAGCCAGTGCGCGGCCGCTGCGCTGCGCGCCTCAACCGCACCCTGTCAGAATGATTGTTATTGTGCAGAAAATTCAAAAGCTGTTTGTCTTTAGGGCGCGAAGCAAGATTGACTAGGTTTAAAGTCTGGTTTTCGCGTTAAACGACTTTAGTGCATCATATAGTGTCGGCCACCATAGGGGCGCTGCCCCCATCATGCCGTGTTACGGCATCCCCCGTATGGGCTTGAGACTCCCATTCTACGAAATAACCTTGTACGATTTTCATGCATACCGGATACGGTACCTCAAGTTTAGCGGCTTTGTCAGAATAGCATTGGCAGCCGTTAGATTTTGACTGCATACAGGCAGCAGGATAAGGCGGCAGAGGCTTCTTTTCTGGTTCGCTATAGGCTACCGGTGCAATATAGGTGCTTGGTGTGTTGCTGGTATGGTCTAGTGTAGTCTGGTGTGGGTTTTTAGCTTGGTTGTTTACAGTTTGCATTTGTTCGCTTGGTTTTGATTGTATGTTGGATATTGATTTGAATGCATAGTACCCAGCAACAGCAGCGAGTATTGGCAGCAGTACCACCATAATAATACGCATAGGTATGCGTTTTTTCATGGTGTGCATATCGCTGGACTTGTACCACTTGAAAACCTCTTTCGGGTAAAGGAAGTGTGTTTCGATACTGTTTTTTGTGTTTTTGTCTACATTATCGCGTACAGATTGAAATTCGTGGATGGTTGATTTTTGGAAACCATAAAAACGAACTACATGGTAATGCTTACCGGCTAAGCGCCTAATGTTGCCATCAAGGAGCATTGGATGTTGTGTGAGCAAAAAGAAATCTAAACCTTTGTGCCGGTGTGTTTCAAATTCCGCAATATAAGGCGGTGGTTTTACACTGGCAGCGCGTGGTCTAAATGTACTTTGGCACTCGTCAATCACAATGATGGAGCCTGATGGTAAGTTTATCCAGTCCTCAGGCGAGGTCATCAACTGCCAATTAGGTAAAGTTAATTCCGGTATACCATGATAAAAAACTTGCCTGACCGGCTTGCCCTGTTCAATCTGTAATTTGTTTTCTCGTTCTACATAATCGTTAACAGTTTTAAGTGTGTAAAGGGTTTTGCCGGAACCTGGGAGACCAGTGATTAGGTTAATCATTTGAATACCATTTTCGTAATTGTGCCACTGGTTAAACCGGCTAAAGTATATTTAGCGACTACGGCAGAAATAACAACGTTTAGACATTCAGCCAGCTTCAACATGCCAACAACGCCAGACAGGACACCCATTTGACCCATGTTAGAAAATGCAGCCTCTTTCATACTATCAAGCAAGACATCAAGCCCCTGATATGAAACGTATGTAATGGCAAGAGCGATAAGAACACGCCCTACCAGTGTTGCAAGAATAGAGGCAAGACCGCCCCAAATCATACCGACTAAAGCAACAGGCATTACACAGCCCCCCCAAGAATTAATGCCGCAGTTATATAGGCGCAGGCAAGGAATAAATAACCTAAGTTTTCAAGAACGCCGCACCATGCAGAAAATGGAAGCGTTACAGTTGAGCTACCCACAGAAATAGTAATATCTTCGTTACAACTAGCACTAAAAGGACTAGACGCATCCAATGACGTTGGTAAATTGATGATGGTTCTATTTTGCAAAGACGCAGGATTAAGAGAGCCGTTATCATTTAGAGCCTCGTTATATTTTTGAATTAATGAAGTATCGGTTTGAGTTGTCGCACAGTATTGTCTTGCTAGTGTTTCGGCTTGGTTACAGTTAACAGCATCACCGGAACAGCTAAACCCTGTTAATTGACCATTTGAACAAAATCCATCATTAATTGATGAGTTTTTACAGACTTGTAAATGTGAATTAGTTTCGCAAAAGTCTTTTTGCTTTTCTGGTGCGTCATCTTTGGCAGTTGCAGCAGCAGCACCGGCAGCAGTTGAAGCAGTTTGGGTGGCAGTAGTTTCAGCAGCGGCAGCAGTTGAGGCAGCAGCAGCGGCAGCAGTAGAAGCGGCAGCAGTAGAATCTTTTTCGGCTTGAGTTGAGTTAGGGTCTGCGGCAGTAGCAGCAGCAAGAGCGGCAGCAGTAGCGGCAGCATCAGCAGCAGCTTTGGCAGCAGCAGCGGCTTTGTCAGCAGCAACTTTTTTGGCATATGCATCAGATGCAGCGGCAGCAGCAGCGGCTTTGTCAGCAGCGGCTTTGTCAGCAGCAGCGGCAGCGTCAGCAGCAGCTTTGGCAGCAGCAGCAGCTTTGGCATTAGCTTCAGCTTCAGCTCGTGCTTGTTCATCTACTGATGGCGGTGTTTTTGGAAATGCTGATGGACTTGGTGAGCCAGAGGAACAGGTTAAACCCGACTTAGTATAATCACCTTTTGCATAATAGTGCATACCGTCACCCTGTTCACTTTGGGTTGCAGGTGAGATACCGTCAAAAACTACATTACAACCGTTTTCACAGGCAGTTGCAGGAAAAACAGCGTTAGGGTCTTTACCCATGTCATAAAAACCAGATGAGACAACGTCACCGGCATTGCATGGCGGTGGCGGTGGAGAACCACAAGTATTAGTTTGAGTATCGAAAACTTGAGGTGCTACACAGTCGGCATAACGACATATATAGATGCCGTTCATAGTGGTTTTAGTTAAAGCATTAAGTGGGCATGTAGCTTGAACTGCAACTGTGGTAAATGATGAGTTGTTATGGGTAAATAAACAACTATATGAAGTTTGAACAGCGGTTGAACTTAATTTGGCTGTGTATTGAGTTAAGCCGGAAGCAACGAGCTTGGCATTACAAGCCTCAATAGCTGATGGATAGAGTGATGTATTACCGGAATAAAGCCAGCCTTGAACGTCAGCAGGGTCATCAATGTAAGCATAGGCAGTATTTGATAGTAAAGAGCTTAAAAGAATTGTAACAATTAAAATTACCCGTTGAATAAAATCCATAGAGCCCCCAGAAGCGCAAACATTACAAAATAACCATCCATATCAAACCCCCAAAATTAAGAAGCCCCACCGAAGTGAGGCTTGTTGTCTTATCGACCGGTGATTTTGGCGTAAGCCAGTTTTGTACCCCAGATAAGCAGTAATGCTGTGCCTACTGTGGTAACTGCGGTAACTACATCTGCCAATAAACCCGTGATTGCTGATACATCCATTTTATTCCCCTTGTTTTTGAGTTTCACTTCTTAAATATTGACCAAGTACGCGGAATGCATACCCAGCAGCCCAGCAAGCGCCAATAGCAACTGCTATCTGTGCGCCATCATTAATACTTAGCGGATGCCAAGCACTAATTTCGTTACCACTTTGCAAAATATAAGTGCAGGTGGTGTAATCAGTTGGCTGCGGTTCCATAAGAACGAAACCAGAACCGGTATTAGTTAAACAAATCATTTAAGCAACAGCTTTAAAGCCTTTAACCACTGGCTCATATTCGCCAGAACGTAAGACTGTCTCAATTTCTAATTCATAAAAGTTTGGGAACTTAAGACCTTTTGCCTGTTCTACTGCTTCGACTGTACAAGCCATTTCACCAGCTACAAAACCGTATCCAACACGTTTTAGATTTTGTGTTTCTACTGGTTCAAAAGCTTCAAGCAAACCAATGCGCGGCATTGAATACGGATTGCCAGATTTAGAACCGATACCGGATTGATGAGTAATACCGCATACAAACATTTTAGCCATTAAGAACCCCTTTTATGTTATTTTGAGAACTTGTTAATTTGTTAACAAGACAACCACATTAAAAACGATTTTTGTGAACGTGTCAACAAATAGCGTAAAATATTTTTTATTTATTTATATGTTAAGGAGATAACATAATGAACAACAATCTGGCAGTTGTCAGAATTTCAAAGAATGTACAGCGGATGCTTAAAATGCGGAGCGCAATGGTACAAATTCCAATGGTAGAACTTGCAAACCTTTTTATTATTGAGGGCTTGAAGCTAAAGCATGACCATGTGCAGTTACTTCTAGCTGACTCAGAAAGCCACATGCAACAAGAGGAGAGCGAAGCCGACGAGGAACACCATCCCGACGCAGAAATGTAATCACTGCTTTTTCATCATCGTTTGTGATTGTCATTAGTGCATTGATAAGCTTGCCATAACCTACCGCAGCATAATGGGAGAGGCTTGACAGTGTTGCCTCAAGCACTTTTTTGGCGGTACGAATTTGAATACTTGCTACATCAAGCAGCGAGCCAAAGACAGGATTTAAGCCAGCCCAGTAGTTTTCTGGATTGATGAGAACATCCACCGGTATGACTCGGTCTTTATTATGTAATTCACCCTCTGCACGTACCCATTTAGAGAGTTTGTCGCCTAGTTGTTTACCCTTTTCGTATAGCCTAATCATTTTGCCGTTTTCACGTTTACCAATGTATAGGGTTTTTCCCTCATTGCTGCCCAAGTCGTTGATAAGTCTGCCTGTTGGACTACTTCCACCGTTGGCAGCTTTAAAATTGCCTTTTTCGTAATCTTCCAACGCCTGTTCAATGGTGTACTGACCATCTATAAAG